TGTGAGATAAATATCGCATTTCCGATATTATTAGTCAATAGGTAATCCGATATTTTTATAGAAAATCCGATTTTTTATGCTTTAATAGACAAAAGAAAACCCACACTGGGTGGGTTGGATGATAATAAATCGTTAAAATTTATTTATTGTTTAGTACCTTTGCCTTAGCTTCCCTTGATTCTTTACGTGCTTTAAGAGTTTTTTCCAACATTGAGATTTCTCTTAAATCACTCCAAGCCAAAAAAAAGCTAACAATTGAAGAAAGCCCGATTGATAGGATTAAAGCCAACAAATGCTTTTCAGTAAGTAAATTTATTGAATTTAGGACAAATATACTAAAAACAATAACAATAAAAAGAATAGCTACATATAAGGACGACTTACTTCGTATATCTACTGTTGAAGTTAATCTGTCTCTCTCAGACTGACTTAATCCATCAAGTTTGAGTGCATCTAGCATGCCCTTATAGGCTAAATAAATTTGACTTAAGGGCAAAAGCAAAACAAACGAAAATTGGGTTAAGCTAATACTGATATTTAAATCCAAATATCTGAAAGATATTGAAAAAATGACAAAAAAGGCTACTAACACTAGCGCAATAAATCTAGCATTGTTATAGAACGGTAAGTAGCGTTTAGCCATATTTAATCGCCAAAATTAATATTGGTGGTCATCCAATTATACAACTGAACTTTAAGCCCATCGTTATAAACTTTATTATTAATCGTTTCAACGGAAATCTTTCCACTCATTTTTAAATTATCAGCAGTAACCTTTGTTCCATCTTCTAGAGTAATAACATAGTCATCATTATGTCTCATAGATGAAGCTACTGTATCAATAACTTTTTGTCCGCTTTTTGATGTGCGCCGGTTATAAGTTAGAGTTAATTTCAGCTTAAGATTAGCATCATCCAACCCACCGTGGTGGTGGGTTCGAAGGGGGGATTAGTTGTAATTTTGAGGAAGTTCCCATAATGCTTCTGTCTTTAGACGCAATTTTTTTTGATTTTCCTTGAGACTATTCTCAATTTCCTTTATTAGTTTATGTTGTTTTACTATTTGATCTTTAACCTCTTCAGGAGGATTCGGGATCTCAATATTCAAAAACATTTCATCAGGAATACTGCGTCGTCTCTCTACACTGCCTTGCATTTTACTTTTGTATATTTTTCTTAGAGAATTAGATCTCAAAATCAAATCCAAATATTCTACATTAACTTCTCGTTTTAATCTAAAGATTTTGTATGCTGGGCTTACGGCAGCAGCATCGTAATATTTTTGAAATCCTAGAACACCTTCATCTATAGGGAACCCCATTACAAGTTCATTTTTAAAAACCTTTTTATACCCAGAAATATCAGAACTTGCGACTCGTTTTTTAAATTTCTCATGCTGATCAATTAAGCCATGTTCCATAGTGATACTCATAATAGGTATATTTGTATCCTCTCCCACTTTGACTTTGCCAGACAAGGATAGGAGTTCTTTTAGTTTTATAGTTGGGAATTTTGATTTTATATGTGAATTACTATAGTGAGCATAATTATAAATATAATCATTGCTTCTGATTAATTCTGGATTAACTTTTAAGAAACCTAATTCATTATAATATTTATCAAAGTCGCTCTTATTTAAATCAGCAAAATCTAAATTTTTTAAATCATTTTCGTCAATTTTTCTACGGAAAGAATCTAAACTTAGGCCATCATTTGTCACATTGTAGTAAAAAACGTCAGAATTTGTTCTACCATTATGACAGTTGGTAAAGTAGAGTATATTGGTTTTAACTTTTGCATATGGCAGAAAAACTTCTTTTGGAAGTGAAACTACTGCTTTTAGTTGGGCGTTTTCAAATAAATACTTCCTTACTGGAGCTAAAGCGGCTTTAAAAAGAAAGCCTTCAGGTACTACTAATGCCATTCGCCCTCCTTTTTTTGTTGCTTTAAAGCAATGTAGAACACATACTCCATCACCATCGTTTTTAGCTAACTTATTCTCATATAAGTGAGAATAAGAAGTTTTTTGAGAAAATGGCATGTTGGTTATAACCACATCATATTCAGATTCAATAGGGTTTTGAAGTGTGTCTATCTGGCAAATTCCACTATGCCCATCCCCATGCAGAATCATATTCATTTTTGCGAGTTTTGCATTTGAGGTAATTTCTCTTCCAAAAATAGTATTATGTTTAAGCTTGATTTCTTCACTACTATTGTTTGCAATTAAAGTGTTATCTTTTATATGATCAAATGCCTCTGTTAAAAAACCACCTGTCCCACAAAAAGGGTCATAGATCTTTTCACCATATTTAGGGTTGACTAAGTTAACAATGGTTTTAGTTATGTGACGTGGAGTAAAATATTCTCCTAAGTCATTATTAGTTGCTGTAGCTTGCTGTAAGAAATACTCAAAAGCATCTCCTTTAATATCGGTATCTATTGATGAGAGTTTTAACTTATCCAACTCTTTGATCATCTCTTTAACAGCAACAGGGTTGGTTAGCTGTAAATTTGTAAAAACAGAAGCACCATATTGTCTATCAATATCTTGTAGTATGTTATTAGTTGTATTAATTAGCAAATCATTATCGAGACTTTTGAGAGAATTCCAAATACCTGTATTAGCATTCTCTGTATACAATTTTAAAAAAAGAATGTTTGCAAATTCTGAAAGCCTTTCTATACCAGCTCTTAAACCTTCACCTCTTAGTGAGTTATTTAACTTCTTGAAAACATTAATTAACTCTTTGCGAGAGACTAAAATTTCTTTAGGTGTAATATAAATACCATTTGTTTCCTGCAATATGAACTCTTTAGCTTCATTTACTCTTATTAATTCATTAACCTCATTTTCATCAATAAATAATGGTTTTTGGGTATACAAATGCCGTGTTTCGCAGAAACCATTATTCATTGCAAATATCAAAGGTGCATCAAGCATTTCAGCATATTCGGTTGCCTGATCCAGTGCTTTTGTTAAGCTTTTTCCACCTGATTTCGTTTCAATTACACCGATTGGCCGCTTATTTTGTGAATCGAAAAGAACATAATCGGGTCTTTTTTTACTTTTCTTGAGAAACTCATTATTAACAATTCTTAAGATATCTGATTCAAAAAAGACATTTTTGTTTGGATCTTGAATGTCCAAGATCCAGCCCTTGTTAATCAAATTATTGTTAACAATAAAACGTGTATCTTGCTCAATATTAGACATATTGCATAATCCCAATATCTACTATAAAAACTATTGGCAATCTACACATTACACACTAAAACATCAATAAATATTACTATCTAATAAGTGATATACCCCACATTTAAAAGACTGTGTCGGGTTCACAGCTTATTAATCTTTGGTGTTATTAATTTTCTGGCCTAGCTTTCCTTCTTTTACCAACTGCACGACCTGCTCATTAGTAAGCACAGGAATAAAGACCTTGTCGCCAATATCTTTAGAAAGAATCTTTACCTCTTCAGCAGTCAGCACCAAAGCTTCACCATGTTTAGCTGCATCATTGATACGAGCAATAATCTGGTTGATTGGTAGTTTTGAATTGTCCATATATCACCTAAAACCTTAATTTAACTTTTTCTAACACGCTTTGGACGTGATCCGCCTAATGGTCTAAATGCATCAATAACTAAGCCTACGAGCTCCATACCATCTTCAAATTCAATAATATTGGGATGGAAGTTGGGGTTTAATGCTTGCAAGTATTTGCGCTGGTCGCTTTCAATTACAAGCTTCTTAAAGGTTGCGTCTGAATTATTTCTAACAACGATGAGGTCATCAGCGATTAGATCGCAAACTTGATAGTTTGGATTAACTAAAATGTAGTCTCCCTCTTCATATCTAGGGGAATTACTTACTCCAACTACTCTCAAATAAAAACAACCATCTGGATCATCTGCACTAAGTGGTGGCAACCATTCATTTATTTTATTAGGATCGATAGCTTCTACTGATGTCATTGTCCCTGCCTGCACCCAAGAAAGAACGGGAATTAGTTTTTTAGTTATAGGCTCAACATTATTGTCAAACTTACTGACAATTCCTTTTTTTAGCTCTTCTGTGGTAACACCAAGTGCGGTAGCCAGCTCAAGTATAGAGCCTGTCGATTTGGCATTCCCTGTTTCGAGATCAGAAATTACAGATTGTTTGACACCTGACTTCATAGCCAGTTCTTTTTGAGTCATTTTCTTAGCTTTGCGAATTGCTTTTAAGTTTTCGCCCAAAGTAGCCATAAATTTGTCCATCGTTACTTCTATCGGAATTCTGATACATATTTCAATCGGTTTGGCTATTGAATAAATATCGGAAAACCTATATATTTAATAAAAATTATCGGAGACCGCCCATGAATCAATGGCAGAAGATGATCTCTGAGTTAAGGGAAAAGGGTCTTACTCAGACATTTATAGCCGCAGAAATCGGGTGCTCACAGAATTACGTTAGTGATTTAGAGCGCGGGTTATGTGGGAAACGCCTTTCATATGATCTAGGAAGAAAACTAGAAAATTTATGGAAGGAATATTGTTCAAAACAATTAACCGCTTAGGAACTAAACCATGAGCAAAGTATCAACCGAATTGAGTGCAAGGGCTAGAAATGAAGTTTCTAGAGTTTTGCAAGCCCTTGCATCAAGCAATCAAAGTCAGGTTGCTGAACAGTTGGGGATTGATCCAAGCACATTATCACGAATGAAAAATGATAGAAAATCCAATGGCTTGACTGAGCTTGAGAACTGTTTAGTGCTGTTGGACATTCTTGGATTTAAGACTGTCCTCAAGAAATATCGAATGATTAGCGAGGAAAAACTAAATGCGCTTTTTGTGATGTCAAAAGCGTGGATGGAAAGCAAACAAACAATTGACGATCTTTTTCAAGATGACATTGAAGATTTCGGCATGTGTTTTGAGCTTGGATATAAAGAAAAAGCCTGATCGTCGACTTCAGGCTCAATGTTCAATCGGAGCGAACCAAATGAACTATCAAATATTAGCAGACATTGAACTAAATCGGAAGATTAGTTTGTTTCAAAAAGCGGTTGAGGCTTATGTGCTTAATCGAACTCTCGAAAACTCTATGGCATTAGCTAAAGCAAAAGCTGATTTAGCTGCATTTGTATTGAGAGGTGTTTGATGGGTGCATCAATTCCAATTATTAAGTTGATTGAAGCTATGAACGAACAGCCAATAGCATTCAACAAGCACTATGTATTTTTAGGATGTGGGATCAATGGGGCATTAATGCTCTCTCAACTGGTCTACTGGACTTCTCGCACTAAAGACAGTGAAGGTTGGATCTTTAAAACACATCATGAGTGGACTCAAGAAACTGGTCTTACTCGTCGTGAGCAAGATACGGCCAGAGCAACACTTAAATCACTTAAATTCATCTCTGAGAAAAAGATGGGTGTGCCTCGTCGTGTTTACTACCGTGTAGAGCGTGAAAACTTATATCAAGCTTTGATCGAATACTCTGAAAGCATTGATATTAATAGTATGCACAATTCCGCCATACTGAATGCACAAAACAGCCATACTGAATGCACAAATGCGCCAGACTGTATGCACAATTCCGCCATACTGAATGCACAAATCCGCCCATCTAATACAGAGAATACATACAGAGAATACACAGAGAATACTACAGATATTATTTGTGCTGAATCAGCAGCAAAAACACAAAAATTCAAAGCAAAAGATTTCTTGTTGAAAAACGGAGTATCTGAGCAAACAGCAACAGAATATCTTGATCTTCGCAACAAGAAGAAAAAACCAGTAACTCAACGTGCTTTACAACTTGTTTTCAAACAAGCTCAGGAAGCAAAGCTAAGCAATGAGCGTGTATTCCAAATTATCGTTGTTCGTGGTTGGGAATCTTTCAAAGCTGCTTGGAACTGGCAAGAGACAAATGCAGAGCTTGAGCAATTAGAAAATCCAATTGCTGAGCAGCAACAAACTATCCCTGAACAACCAGCAACACAATTCAAAGGTGTTGCTAAGAAATTTAAGGGGATGGACCAATGATTGAATTATTTTCTATCCCTGTTGAGCAAAGCATCTTGTCTACGTTCATGACAATCGATCAGGCAGCAGATGAGTTTATCTCTCAGATCGATGCACAAGATTTCTATGCATCACAACACCAGATCATCTTTGCCCGCATCAAGAGCCAATTGAATAAGGGTGAAGCGTTTGATGAGGTGACTGTATTCGAGTTGATTAAAGCTAATCCGCTTGAAGCAAACCAAATCGATGAGCAGTTTCTTGTGAACCTCATGAACCGCGCAAGCAATGTGAGCTTGTTAGTAACACACATCAAAAAGCTAAAAGATTTCTCTACTCGCAGAAAGCTTCAAGAGACTAGCAAGTTGATTAGTTCGATCGCTAACGACATGGCAACTCACACTGCTGAATCTGCTGTGAACAAAGCACAATCGTTAGTTCAAAACTTAGATTTTGGTGCTGGTGAGGAAAAGCTTAAACATGCTCATGAGTTTTCAAAAGAAGCTGTAAAAGAGTTCCTTGATCGCCACATGGCAATTCATAACCAAATGCCTTATGAGGGCGGTATCAAGACTGGCTTTACTGCTCTGGACAACAAACTAGGTGAAATCAGCAAAGGCGATCTAGTCATCATTGGTGCGCGTCCTTCAATGGGTAAAACAACGTTTGCTCAAAACATTGCAGCAGACATGATGATTAACCAGTCTTTACCAGTTCTGTTTATCTCAATCGAAATGAAGGGCAGACAGATTGCACAGCGTTTAATTAGTGGCATTGGTGGGGTAGAGCTACGCAAAGTATTAACAGGACATATTGATCCAAATAGCGACGATACACAGAAGGTGAATAACGCTGCTCTGGTACTTGAGAAAGCACCTTTGATGATCGACGACAACAACCGCGCAACTGTGGCAACTATCCGCAGATCAGCTAAGAAGGTTCAAGCCAAATACGGAAAGATTGGCGCAATCTTTGTTGATTACATCCAGAAAGTAACACCACTCACTAAAAACAACTTTGGCCGATCAGACAAGGATATTGGTGAAATCTCAAATGAGCTTAAACGCATGGCAGGTGACTTTGATTGTCCTGTAATTGCCTTAGCTCAGCTTAACCGTAACTTAGAGAACCGCCCAAACAAACGCCCTGTAAACGCAGATCTAAAAGAATCAGGCGACTTAGAGCAAGACGCAGACATCATCATGTTTATTTACCGCGATGAAGTCTACAACAAGGATTCTAAAGAAGCAGGTACAGCAGAAATCATCATAGGTAAGGCTCGTAACGGCTCAATTGGCACAGTTCGATTAGCTACAGACTTGTCACGCGCAACTTTCGCTGACTTAAGCCCTGAGTATTACCAGTCTATGGAAGAGAGAGGTGCAGCGTGAGCGTACAAGTGCAAGTAACTTCGATCGATCGCCAGAAGATGCAATTCAACGTAGAGGCGATAGATGGTTCAAGAGTAATTCTAAAACGCGCATTCAACTTCAAGACTGAAACGAAAAAGCATATTGAGTCAGTGATTAATAAAGAACTTAAGACATTCAACAAGCCTTCATATGGCGGCATCGAAATTGTCTTTATGTGTCCAGTAGGAGTGTTCTCATGAGATTAGCAAATGATAAGCAAACACTAGATTGGATTGAGGAAATTGGCGGTGAGCAGTACGAAGCTAAATTCACTCATGGGACAGTCTACGGATACAACAAATTCAAATGTCGTTGTGAGTTTTGCAAAGAAGCTAAGGCATTAAGCAATCAACGTGCAGCTTTGAAGCGTGCAGTTAAAGCAAACCCGCCTCAATCAGCTTTGATTGTCGGAGGTGCAGCGTGAAAGCAATAAAACGAGTTAAAGCATTCCAAAACATTTTTGACATTTTGTTATTCGCTACACATGCAACACAACCTTTCACGATGAAGGATTTGCATGACTATGTACTAGATGCGCCCAACAATACGATTCAGTGCTATGTGCAGGAATTAATTAAAAGCGGCTACTTGGAAAAGGACTCATACGCAACTTACAAGGCAACTCAGTTTGCAAAGGACTTGCTGAATGTTAAAGGGGAGCTGAAAGCATGATCGAATTTGCAGATTACAACTCAATGATGAAGCTGCGTAGAGCGTACAACCTCGGTACTCGTAATGAAGAAACAAGAGCAGCAGCGAACCTATACGAGAAATTAAGAAAGCTGAAAATGCTAGACCAGCTTAAGCAGGAAGCCATGACTAAACGTTACAAGGAGGCGGTATGAAACCAGAACAGTTTATTCGCGATTTCGGGGTGGAGAAGGCGAGAGAGGTGGTTGATGGGGCGCCTAGCAATGCTGAGAGCTTCCAAGATGGCTACTACTTCAGAACAAAACCACAGTTTGAATTTCACAATGGCATTCATGAGGCTTGGAACTTAACTGATAACGATGGCGAGTACTTCAAGAAGCGTGGCTTTGAACCAGTAAAAATCAATGACCTGAAAATGATGTTGGAAAGCATCCGCATCGTGGATCAGTTCGGTGGAATAGAAAAAGCAAAGCTAGTTGCGAAAACCAAAGACGGGATGGGTTACTTGAAGGGATGCATCAAAGACCACGAATCAATATACGGAGGCGGGGAATGAATAGCATCTGGTTTACGTTGTTCTTCTGCTTATGCTGCTTTATTTGGGGCTTTGCGTATTCGTATGGCAGTTGGGTTGAGAAAGCAACTAATGGTCAGCCTTTTGAAGTGAAAGGCAAGGTTTACAAAATCATTGAATTGGATGTTGTGGAAAAAGGAGCCAGCCATGAGTGAGTTTAAAGCGGGCGAACAAGTCAAATACAGGTTTAAGAATGGCGTAGCAACCTTTGTTTATTACGGGGCAATTTCACCTAGAAACAGCTTTATTAAATTTGCTGGCGATAAGGATAACACTATGGTTCTTAGTCATCACTTAACGCGCATTGACAATGACATGGGCGACGACTTCCCCATAGAAAACCGCATCAGCCCACATTGCCAATCGAGGGATGTTTGAGATGGATAAGTGTAGAGAAGAGTTTGAAAAGTGGTTTGAAGAGACGCACGATGTGATCATCACAACTCAGTTTAAAAAAGAGGGTGAAAGGTATCTTGATAGAAACGTGCGCAGATCATTTGAAACATGGCAGCACCAGCAAGCGAAAGTGGAGGAGCTGCAAAAGCGTTTAGATGGGGCATTAAAAGAGACTCAATATGCTTTGCAGTATGTTGAAGAAGACATGCGCGGCAATCATGAATTTCTACAAATGGCAATGATTCGAACCCTTAAAGCTATAGAGCAAGTGCTCAAAGGTGGTGCTTGATGTCATCAGTCAGCATTGCTGAATACCGCAAGTTATTTCCCATAAAGAAAAATAAAAAGCGCCGTTCAGCAAAGCAAGTTGCCAGACAACCAAGTGTGGGTGAAGTGGTTCTGGCAACGCATTTAAGAGCATGCAAGATTGGTTTTGAACAGGAATATAAGTTCCATCCTGATCGTAAATGGAGAGCAGATTTTTTAATAACGGGTAAAAAGATTTTGATTGAGGTAGAAGGCGGGATCTGGAGCGGAGGTCGCCATACGAGGGGCAAAGGTTATCTAGGGGATATGGAGAAATATAACTCAGCAGCAATGATGGGTTTTACAGTTTTACGGTTTAGCACAGAGCAAGTTAAGTCAGGTTTGGCGTTAAAAAAAATTGAGCAATTGGTGGGAGATAAAAACTGATGAATATCGAAGTAAAAATTAAGCCAACAGTCAGAATGATGCAGAATGAGCTTGCCCAATGGGGGAAATGGGCGCGAAATGCCTCTTTTAATCCTAGTGAATTAATTTATAAATCTCCAAGTTTAGGATTAATGAGACTAAAAGAGGGATTTAAATCTAAAGGCATTCAGGTTACTTTGAATGATGAAGCACTAGTTGCAATTGACCATTTAGTCATGCAGTTAAAGTTATCTCGACCAGATTTATACCAATGGATTGAGTTTCATTATTTAAAAGGGTATCCAGTTGCAGTTCTGGCTACACATACAAAAGTTGATCGAAGAAATATTGATAAATATTTGTTAGCAGCAGAAACATGGCTAGATAGTAGACTTGAATCTATTTGTCAAAATCTATGAAATATTAGTTAAGGTGATTATTAATGGCAGATGAAATAACAGTAATTCAAGCAACAATAGAAGCTGCTCGAATTCAAAAGTGGGGAACTATTTGGGGGGCAGTGATAGGTGGTATTGCAATTGCAGTAGGTGTGTATTTCTCGTGGAGAACATCTTTGCATTTGCAAAAAGAAGCAAGACTTGCGGAGACAAGGAAAAATGTATATCTAGAGCTAGTTGAAAATTACTCAAAAATGATCTTAGGTTTTCAATTATTATTATCAGAATTAGATAAAAATTGGGAATTGCAAAAAAATCTAGTTCACACTTTTAGTACTTCACTTGATAAAGCAGCATTTATTTGTGAAACTTCAACGAAGGAACAAATATATAAATTTTTAGATGTTTTTATAGAAAAATTTCGTAATTTACAGGAAAAAATTAATCCATTAATTATTTCGAACAGCGAAATTGAAAAGTTATACTCCAGACATTCTAGATCTATTAAGCTATTTAATAATGCTTCTGAAGAGTATGAAAGAATCAAGTTATTTGGAGAGGGAATTGAGAGAATTCCATTGATACAAAAATATTTTGATGAAAAACTTAAAGAGTCTGAAGGTTACTTAAATTCGATGAATGTGCTTGGTGAAAAAATTAAAATTGATTCTAGAGAAATAAGCCCATTAATAACTGATTTAATAAATGAATCAAATATGAATGCTAATAAAGTTGTTCATCTATTAAGAAAAGAATTAGGGGCAAAGACCGATATTGATTTAGATACGAAATTACAAAATTTAATGATCATCGAGTAGAATTCTTGCATTGCGCGCAGAGATATGACATATTCGTGCTATAGTGTTCGAAGTGTAAGTAAATCACTAGTATTAAAGCTCATCATTTTGTGGGCTTTTTTAATTTGCTTTAGAAAATTAATGTTATAATAAAAGAATAGATTACTTAGGTCTGTTGTTGTAGAGGAATGCATAAGTGGTTCAGTTCCACTTGTAGTGCTAGGATTAGTTGCCTTTTGCTTATCTTTTTTGTTGTCTTGTTTAACTAACTATTCAACTGTTTCATTAAGTTTGCTGGAGGTGCGTATGGTAAAAAAACATTCAATTATTGCTTTATCCATGTTTGCGAATGGTGTGGTAATTAATCTTTTTAGTACTCAGCTTGTAGCAGTGCAGACCTAAGTGATTTAATTAAAAGCTCATCAAATGATGAGCTTTTTTGTTTTGTGCTATAGACCAGTCTGATGAAAAACTGGTAAATAAAATGAATATTTGTGTTGGTGGTGAACTTGATGGGCAAGTGATAGAAAATGAAGGCAGATTACTTAAGGCTTCTGACATTGATCCATCATTCAAAACTGAGTACTACAAACAGATTTACAACCGTGACAATACGGTGTTCCATTTCTGGTTACCAATTGGATCTGGCTTACATGACATGTCAGAGAAAGTACTAACTATCCTTAGAGCACCTAACAACTAGTTTTATCGTTTGCCGAACGTATTACGGCACAGGAAGCCCCGCTACATACTAGTTATTGGCGGGGCTTTATATTTTTACAATTTCGAAATATATTATTTTTTTTAATTTTGGAAAAGAATAATGACAGTAGAAAATAGAATTGAAGAGGCTAGAAGGAACTATAGCGAAAAATATGGTACTGAACCTGAATTTGTTTTAATAGAAGCAGATGCGGCCTCATTCATTCATGGTAAACGTTTTAATGGTGGGGATATGGCTAATAAAGATTATACTTTAAAAGCTGTAAATCAACTCAGTGGTTGTATACCTATTTTAGTTCCCAAATATGGTCATGAATTTAAGTTATTTGAAGAAAAAGATCTTCTTCAAGCAATAGAGCAATTTAATCAAGGTAATATTGAAAATAGATGTGTAAAGATTAAAAAAGAAGTACCTACAGCTTGGCTTGATTCTCCCCTAAAAAGATCAATAGCTAATTATAGGCTTGAAGTTGTTGAGATTCCTGTTTCATATGTAGATGCTTTTATGACGTATAAGGAATCGAAGTCTAGTTAATTATAAGCCTCCGAAAAGGAGGTTTTTTTATTTCTGGAGTAATTATGAAAAACGAAGTTGGCTTTCATGTTCCTGTTCGTCCAATGCCTCCAGAATGGCTTTTTGAAATGGATACACCAAACTTTGCACCAGCTCCAGAAATATGGGAATGGATTAAACAAGTATTTCTAGATCCAAAATCGAAATTATTTAATCCTGATCACATGCACTTACGTTCATTTCGATATCCCGATATTGCTGTGATGTGGGCTAGATCTGGCTTTAAAAAGCAGGGACGTCAGGTTATCGGTACTACTGAAAAAGTCATGATCAATGCTGGTGGTTGGAAGAAAGAACGACAAGAAGAACAATACATCCAGTGGTTCAATTATTTACCTGAATACTTAATTACTTTTGATGCTTCATATTCACGTATAGCAAGTGATGTGAACTTTTGTGCTTTGGTTGAACACGAGCTTTATCACATTGCACATAAGAAGGACCAATACGGAACACCAGCATATAACAGAGAAACTGGTATGCCTAAGTTAGCTATTCAAGGTCACGATGTTGAAGAATTTACAGGTGTTGTTCGCCGATATGGAGCAACTGAGGATGTTAAACGAATGGTCGAAGCAGCTAATAAAAGGCCTCAGCTCACACGTGCTGATGTTCATTACGCTTGTGGCACTTGTAACTTAAAGGTGGTTTAAATTTTTTTTGCCACTCTACTTGGACGTACTTGGACGGATAGAGATAAATGGCAAGGCTTAATAAACGGGTGAAACTCTATATAGTACGGTCACTTGCTACCTATGAGACACCTAGTGAAACAGCAAGAGGCGTCCAAGAAGAATTTGGTATCACCGTAACCAAACAGCAATGTGAAGCATACGACCCAACAAAGAAAACAGGGCAGGACTTAAGCGAAGAATTTAAAACTGAGTTCTACAGAGTGCGCAAGGAAATGAACGACAACCTTAGCGCAATCCCAATCGCAAATATTGCCTACCGCCTCAAGCGTCTACAACGGTTCATCGATCATGAACAATTCAAAGAAAACCCAGTCATTGTGCCGAGCCTTTTAGAGCAGGCAGCTAAAGAGGTTGGTGGACTTTATACCAATCGAAAAGAAATTACAGGCAAAGACGGCGGTCCAGTCCAAACAGTTAATTCAGAAATTCCAGTTCCAATGGAAGATTACTTAAAAGCGCGGAGGGAAGTCTTAGATGAGTACTGATGCGGCTCGGGATAAAGCCATCCGGATCGAGGCGCAAGAAGATTTATATTTCTTCACAAGGTACATGTTTAAGGAGCGCCGTGGTTATAAATGGATGCAGAACTGGCACCACTTAGAAATCTGCGAAGCTTTAATGAAAGTTTATCGCGGAGAGATAAAGCGGTTAATTATTAACGTTCCACCACGATATTCTAAAACTGAAATTGCTGTAATTAATTTCATGGCTTGGTGTTTTGGTAAGAATCCAGACTGTGAGTTTATTCATATCAGTTACTCGGCAATGCTTGCCGCAAACAATGCCTTCCAAATACGAACTCTTGTGCAAGAAGAGGCGTATAGGAAAGTCTTTCCTGAGCTTACATTGCGTGATGATAGTAAGGCTAAAGACTTCTGGAGAACTTCTCAAGGCGGGGTCTGCTATGCAACTGGTACAGGCGGTACGATTACCGGTTTTGGTGCGGGAAAACTTCGTAAAGGCTTTGGTGGCTGCATTATTATTGATGACCCACATAAAGCACATGAAGCTTCATCAAAAACTATTCGAGAAGGGGTAATTGATTGGTTCCAAAACACCCTTGAGTCGCGTACTAACTCACCAGATACACCGATTATCGTCATCATGCAGCGTCTACATGAAGATGATTTGGCTGGATGGTTGCTAGGTGATAGAAAAGACGGCGTTCCTGTAGCTGGTGGTAATGGTGAAGTGTGGGAGCATCTATGTCTTTCTGCTATTCAGGAAGACGGTTCGGCACTATGGCCAGCAAAACACAATATTCAAAAATTGAGGCAAATGGAGCAAGCTGCGCCGTATGTTTTTGCCGGGCAATATCGACAAATGCCATCACCGCCAGCAGGCGGTTTTTTTAAGCCCGACAATATTCAAATTGTTGATGCTTTGCCTGCAGATGTATTGAAACAAGTTAGGGCTTGGGACTTCGGGGCAACCGAAAATGAAGGCGACTTTACAGTAGGTGTGCGAGAAGCTCTAGGCGCAGATGGTTTTACTTACATTGTCGATGTTACAAGAGGACAGCTTGGTCCAGACAATGTGAATAAGCGTTTAGAACAAACAGCAAAAATAGATGGGAAAAAAGTTTCTGTGCGTCTACCACAAGATCCTGGTCAAGCTGGTAAATCGCAAGCTAGTTCATTTGTGAAGCTTCTTGCGGGTTATAGCGTGATAGCTAAGCCAATTTCAGGTGACAAGCTTACACGGGCACAACCCTTTGCGGCCCAAGTTAACGTAGGAAATGTACGAATGCTCAAAGGTGAATGGAATAAGGACTTTATTGATGAGCTTCGTCACTTTCCTAACGGTACACATGATGACCAAGTGGATGCAGCCTCTGATGCGTTTAATGAATTACATGAAGGTTTTGAAGCCTTCTTTGCTGATATGGGATTTGCACGATGAGTGATGTAACTTTTCAACATCCTGAATATGTTAAAAACTTGCCATACTGGCAAAAACTTGATGATGTTTGTGAAGGTGAAGATGCAGTTAAGGCTAAAGGTGAAAAATATTTGCCGATGCCAAATGCTCATGATAAATCACCTGCAAATAAAAGCGCTTATGAGGCTTATCGTACCCGTGCAGTCTTTTATGAAGTTACTGGTACTACCTCAAATAGTTTGGTTGGAGCAGCTTTTGCAACTGATCCAAGTTTTAAATTTCCTCCAGAACTTGCACATTTAGAACGTAATGCGAATGGAGCAGGCCTTAGTACTTATCAACTGGCTCAAAATGGTATTCGCCATTTATTAAAACATTATCGTTGCGCTTTATACGTAGATTACCCGGATGTATTACCAGCTCGTAATCTAGCGGAATTTAAAGCACAAAAAGCCTATCCGATGATTCATTTGCTCAATGCCCTTGATGTAGTGAATTGGGATTCAGTAATGGTCGATAACCAAAAAAAACTTTGTCTCGTGGTTATCCGTGAATTTAGGTCTGAGCGCGGTGCTGATGGCTTTAGTAAAACCGAACAAGAGCAATATCGTGTACTTCGTTTAGAGCAAGAGGGTAATGGGGAATATATCTATTCAGTACAGGTATACACAAAGGGAGAAAAGAGCAATTGGCTTGGTGGAGAGAAGAAATTTCCAACGGATTATAATGGTAATTTTTGGACTTATATTCCATTTACCTTTGTAGGAGCCAATGATAATTCTGAAGAGATTAAGAAGCCGCCATTACTTCCTTTGGCCAATCTCAATTTAGCCCATTATCGTGACAGTGCGGACTTTCAAGAGTCCGTTTTTTTTATGGGTCAACCTCAATACTATGCGAAAGGTGTTAATTGGGAGTGGTATGACCAAGCGAAGAAACGAGGCATCTATATTGGCGCGAAAGTTCTTTTGCCTTTACCTGAAAATGGTGGATTAGGAATTGTTCAAGCCGACCCTAATACTCTTGCCCGGGAAGCGATGAAAGATAAGTGGGAAAAAATGAAGGAGATGGGGGCGCGTTTAATTGAGAAGGGTACTGCGGGTAAAAAGACCGCCACCGAAGCGAATAGCGATGACGCCGTTCAGCATTCAGTTCTTTCGCTCTGTGTAGTCAATATGAATGAAGCCTTGTCAGCAGCATTACGATGGGCAGCAAAGTTTGTAATGCCAGATGTTGATGTTCTCTCTAAGGACGAATTGGTATTTGAAATTAGTCAGGAATTTAACAAGCAAGGTTATTTAGCTGAGTTAGCTAGACAGTTATTTGAAGCAGCTTTACAAGGCCGATCTTCATTTAAATCATGGTGGGAATACAACCAAACAGGTATGTTCCCTAAACAAAAATATGAAGAAGAGCTACAGAATGTTGAAGCAGAGCAAGATGGAACTTTAAATCAAAGGTAGAGTGAGATGGCAACAGATATCAAAAAACTATTTGAAGCACTCACTCAGCACCAGGCCTACCTTTATCGTGCTTCATCGAAAACGGTAAATGAGCTATTGGCTTTATTCAATGATGATACGAGCAAGATGCTTTCTAAGCTTCGGGATTTATTGGATGAGCTTAATGAGTCGGAGAAAGTTGCTTTAGCTGGTGGTAAATATACAACTTCGAACTTAAGGGAAATTAGGGATTTGATTTCCCAATGGTTTGCCAGTGTTAATTTAGCATTACCTGAAGCTTTTGCCGTTTCTGCTACGGCGCTGGCTGTTTATGAGGCTAATTACGTAGCCAAGCTCTATGGAGCAAAAATTAATAAGCCTGACGGGGAAAAACTATTTTTATCCGCCAAAAAAGCTCCGTTGGCAGGTGGCGCTCTTGTCGATGATCTGCTTTCAAGAATTGCTGAAAGCGCCCGTCAAAAGGTTGAGTATGCAATTCGAGATGGTATTAATTCAGGCAAAACTAACCAAGAAATTGTTCAGCGCATTCGTGGTACCAAACGGCTGAATTATGAGGATGGCATTTTAAACGGTACCAAGACGGATATTGAACGTCCCGTAAGAACTGTACGGAGCCATGTAGCCAATCAAGCCTATCTAAATAGCTTCAACCAAATTGGCTTTGAATATGTCCGATTTGTTAGCGTTTTAGATGGCCGAACTTCTAAGCTTTGCGCTTCATTAGATGGTTCAGTGTGGGCGATTAATGATCCTGCAAAGCGTGTACCGCCGTTACATCCTAATTGCCGCAGCATTCTCGTACCAGTTGAGAAGGACGGGGAGCTAGTTGGAGAACGCCCGTATGTGATGGATGAGCGAAGAGTGAAGGACATTCCAAAAGATGAGCGAAGCCAATTAATAGGGCAGCTAGATGCCAACACTACATTTAAAGAGTTCTTCAAAAAGACAGATGACTTCTTCCAAAAAGAGTGGCTAGGGCCGAAGCGTTACAAGCTCTATAAGGAAGGAAAATTTGATTTTGATAAGTTCTTCGATCCTGAGGGGCGGTTATACACATTGGACCAACTTCGAAAGTTGGATGAGCAGACATTTAAGGAGTTGGGATTGTGAAAAAAGTAACTATGACTCAAGCACAATACATCCTAAGTACAAATCTTATTGTTGTGCCATTTGTAAGGAGGTTGATTCCAAGATATATAGCTATTTTAGGATATAACTTTAAACAGCCCAAAGCACAGATTCCGCATTAAACCTAATTCAAACCATAGCACCATCGGGTGCTTTTTTTGTGAGAAGAAAATGCCAAGCCCTATTATCCAATATTTCCAATATGAACATTTACCTGAACATTTGCAGCAAGTTAGTAAGCCAATTGGTGATTTAGCTCGGCAAATGGATGAGCAACTTCCTGACGGGCCTGAAAAATCCACAGGATTAAGAAAGCTACTTGAAGCAAAAGATGCATTTGTACGCCAAGCTTTAAGTAAATAATCATTTATAGAAATGAAGCGTCCTAAAGGGCGCTTTTTTATTGCCTGCCGAAAGCGGATGCCAACGGCGAATCCGGGCGGATGCCCATTTTGTATATATAGGTTGGATGACCAATGAAACTTAAAACAGTAACAATCGACGGTAAAGTTTATGCGGAAGTAGACGGCGATAAGCCGATCTATATTCATGATGACGGCAAAGAAATGCCACATGATGCACCACACTCGGTAGCAACAATTGCACGCTTAAACAATGAAGCTAAAACACAACGTGAAGCCAAAGAAGCAGCCGAAAAAGCATTAAAAGCTTTTGAAGGAATTGAAGACCCAGCGGCAGCTAAAAAGGCATTACAAACAATCCAAAATCTCGACGATAAAAAGCTGGTGGATGCCGGTGAAGTTGAGAAAGTTAAAGCTGAAGCTATCAAAGCAGTTGAAGAAAAATATGCTCCGATTGTTGAGCAACGTGATGCTCTAGAAGCCTCTTTACATAAAGAACTTATCGGCGGTGGTTTTGCTCGTTCTAAGTACATTCAAGACAACATTGCAGTACCTGTGGATATGGTGCAAGCGACCTTTGGTCATCACTTCAAAATCGAAGAGGGCAAAGTGGTTGCATACGATCAGAACGGTGAAAAGATTTATTCACGTGTACGTCCCGGTGAACTTGCAAATGTTGATGAAGCTTTAGAGTCATTGGTTGGTGGATACCAGCATAAAGACTTAATTCTTAAAGGTGGTAAAGGAACTGGTGGCGGTTTTCAAGGTGGGGGCAAAGGTAGAGCGCCTGCAGGAATGAAACGCAGTGAAATGTCTGTTTCTCAGAAAGCAGAATACATCAAAGAACATGGCAATGATGCCTTCCTAAAACTACCGAACTAATCATTATATATTTGGAGATAAGTAGTTATGACTACAACAGTTAATTCCGACATGATCATCTACAACCAACTGGCTCAAACTGCTTATTTAGAGCGTTTACAGGACAATTTGAATGTCTTTAATGAAGCTTCCAATGGTGCGATTATTTATCGTAATGAAATCATTCAAGGTGACTTCAATAAAAATGCATTCTACAAAGTTGGTGGTAGCATTAAACATCGCGATGTGAACTCCAATGCAAAAGTAACTCCGGAAAAAATCGGTGCTGGTGAGTCGGTAGGTGTAAAAATTCCATATAAATATGGTCCTTATGCATCTACTGAAGAGGCATTTAAACGCCGTGCTCGTACACCAGAAGAATTTGCTATGGTTGTTGGTTACGATCTTGCAGATGCATTGGTTGCAGGACGTTTAGAGTACAGCTTAGCTTCTTTAAAAGCTGCTATTTCTAGCAATCCCGACATGGTTGCGAAAGGGAGTATCGTTGTTGATGGCCGCAAAGCATTAACTCGTGGTATGCGAAAGTTTGGTGATAAGTTTGGCCGTATTGGTTTATGGGTGATGAACTCAGATACATATTTCGATATTGTCGATGATGCAATCACTAAGCAAATTTATGGTGAATCTGAAATCGTTATCTATGGAGGTTTACCCGGTACATTAGGTAAGCCAGTCTTGGTGACTGATGCTGTAGGGGATAACGATGCTTTTGGCTTGCAGTATGGCGCTGTTACTGTAACTGAATCACAAGTACCGGGCTTCCGAGCTTATGACATCAATGATGAAGAAAACTTAGCAATCGGTATGCGTGCTGAAGGTGCATTTAACTTAGATATTCTTGGTTATAGTTGGGATACATCGAAAGGTGAAAATCCTGACCTTACATTACTTGGTTCAAGTGCTAACTGGATCAAATATGCGACCAGCAACAAAATGACAGCAGGTACCTTACTTGATTTATCGGGTACAGCGACAACTGGTTAAAACCTAAAAATTAAAATCTAAGGGGGCTAATAAGCCCTCTTTTTTATTATTAAGAGAAAAGCGCCATGAAGATTATCTATACACGTATTGCAGCAGTGGCTGCATTAGAGACGGGCATTATTGCTAACCCTGACTATTATGAAAACCCAAATTTGAAAGCAAAAGAGGTAATTATTTACGGTAATTATCCAAAGATTCAAAAGGATTATGAATCTTTGGAAGTTCCAGTTGAAGTTCGTAAGTTGGAAGAGCCACAAAAAACGACTTTGGCCACAGTAAATGTCGCAGTGGGAATTACCCCTGAACTTCAAGCTGTGATGGATGATGCAAAAGCTGAATGCGAAAAGGTAGTTGAAGAAAACACTCAGCTTAAGCAGAAAATTGCCATCTTAGAGCAGGCCGGTGGTAACCAATCAGAGTTGTTATCTGAGAATTCACGCTTAAAAGATGCAGCAGTCTTAGCAGATAAAGCTCTCAAAGATGCTGAAGCTCAAGTTGTCGGTATTAAAGCTGAATTTGAAGCTTTTAAAAACGATATTCCTGCAATGCAAACACGTATTGCTGAATTAGAAGCTGGAAAAGCGGAAGAAAATCCAGCTACAGAAACGGCAGCTAATGATTTTGAAAATTGGTCAAATGATCAATTAAAAGAGTATTTGGCTAGTAAAAACATTGGCTACAAGCCATCTGCAACAAAAGCAGAACTCCTTAAATTAATCCCGAAGGAATAATGCAATGAGCTTTATTACTGTAGATGACGCAAATTCAATTTTGGGCAGCGATTTTGCACCAGACAGTGATAAAGCTCGTCTGGTTCAACTGGCAAATGTCTGGATGAAAAAACGGATTGGTTTTGTACCAGATCCAATTGATCCACTTCTTAAAGATGCTTCGTGTGAAATTATCAAAGGAATTCTGGCCAAGGAAATTTATAACGGCAAAGACCAGCAGCTGAAGCGCAAGAAAGTTAAAGCTGATTCTGTTGAATCTGAAAAAGAATACCAAGACGGATCTGAAGCAATTTCAAGCTTTGAACAGATAGCAATTGATTTTATTGATTCACTTGATTTGAAAGATCCAAATGCAAGTTTTAATGGCTTTGGCATACCACTTTATAGGGCATGATATGGGCTTACGTGACGAAATTCAGGCAGATATTGCCGAAGCATTTAATGAAGATCTAGCGGACGCCGTTCATACCTTTACATGTGAGCGGATTTCAAGAAAAGATTGGGATCCTAAAACTGAAACGTATGTCGAAGTTAAAGAAAACTATTCTGGTCGTGGCGTTCTGTTTGGCTCATACAGTCAATATGAGATCCAAACACTTGGAGTTCTGGCCACAGATAAGAAGGCTACCGTGCTTCAAAATGAAGTGTCCATGACACCTAAAATTGATGATGAATGGCTAACAGCTTTAGGCTCATTTCGAGTTATCCATATTCAACAAGATCCAGCCAGTACAATCTGGAAATGTCAGCTTCGAAAAGTGTAGGAGCTAAAATGGTTAATCTTGATTATGTTCCTGAATGGTATATCTCGCCTTTCCAACATGTGCAGTACACGCTTGCTCGAAATCAACTACACATGGATTTGTTATTTGAAGATATGGATAAAGCCGATCAATTTTTGGATATGGGAGCGGATGCACAGGTTAGTACTTTTTCAGATGGTGCTTATGCAATTGTCCAAATCGGTGATACTGCAGATAAAGATAAAATTCAAGTTTATGGATTGCTTTTACATGAAGCTGTTCATATCTGGCAAATAGTAAAACGGAGAATGGGTGAGCGTGAGCCTAGTGTGGAATTTGAAGCTTATTCAATTCAGGCAATCGCTCAAGACCTATTTGAAATGTTCGAAGCTAGTGAGGTAAATCATGGGATGGAAGGGGAAAAAGCCGACTAGTTTTAGTCTTGAAGTATCTAAAGCAGCAGAAGACCATGTAAAGAATATTGTCATGGATACCGTGCAATCCTTAGTTAATTTAAGTCCTGTTGATACTGGCGCATACCGTGCTTCACATATTGTTTCGGTTGGAGCCGCTGATTACGGTGTGCGTGAACCTGAAACAAACCCTATTAACGACGCAGCGATTCAGGCAATGAAGATTAAGTTAGGTAATTTGGTTTATATCCAGAACAATAAAGCTTATGGACCGCGCTTAGAAAACGGCTGGTCTGATCAAGCACCACAAGGTATTTATGGCCTCACGTTTAACTTTATTTCTCAAAAGTACGGTGGCTAAAATGGCAATGACTTTAGAGCAGACAAGGCAAGCTATTATTGAGCACATGCAAGCTTTCACAGGCATTGCTCAGGAAAGAATTCAGTATCCAAATGCACCCAGCTTTACGGTTCCAAAAGAAGGTATATGGTGCCGTTTGACTATTGCAGGCGGCCCGAGCTTTATTTCAGGCATTGCAGATAAGCCATGTACACGCCGTACCGGTAATATCATGATTCAATGCTTTGATCGACTTCATGTGGGAGAAAAAGCTTTAACGGTTCTTGGTGATGCTTTGCTGGCACATTTTGAATATTTCACAATCGAACACTTAGAATGTTTGAATGGACAATCTATTTATGCGGGTAAAGATGCTGATTTCATTCAGTATAATGTGAGCATTGGGTTTAAGGTGAATTGATATGTCATGTATGCTGACTTTAGAAGAAATCGAAATTAAACGGCAAGAGCTGGAACGACATCTTGAAGATGTTATGGCTGTTGAACTGAAGAAGTGGCAAAGCGAAAATAAGCTTTGTGTTTCCGATGTGAATATACGTTTGGCCAATGTGAATAGTCTTGGTGGAACTAAACATAATGTAGTTACTGGAGTAAGTGTTGATTTAGATTACAAACCTTAAATTACTTTAATTAAATGACCGCTAAGAAGCGGTTTTTTTATGCCTTATTCACTACCACCTCATCGGTGGTTTTTTTTATGTCTATAGGAATCACTTATGAGCAATTTTGTTTTTAAGCGTGGTGACACTTTCAACTTAAATCTGCAGCTAGTTGATATGGATGAAGCGCTGCAATATCCAGCCAATGATGTACGTCGAGCAATCAATTTAACGGGGTATACCTTTACTTCGCAAGTTAAAACTCTGGATGGAACCGCCGTTGCAACTTTCACTTGTACAGCTTTAAACCAGAGTACACAAAAGGGGTGGCTAAATGTTAAGTCCAGAGCAAGTACTGCAACGTGGCCATTGGGTTTGTGTCAGATGGATATTAAGGCCGTTGTTGGTGGTGTCGTTCAACATACTGAAACATTGGTATTCCAAGTGATTGATGGAGTAACAGCGTAATGGCAAATCTTTTATTTAGATTCAGTTGGGACCACCGACCTTTTGTATATAACTCTTCTCAAGGTAAGCGGCAATTTATGCTGCCTTTTGCTTCTGGCATTCCAAACCTCACTCCAGACTGGACTCAGGTAATTGGGCTGGGTCCAGCGGCAACAAGAGGTGTTGGAGTAGAAGGCGGTAATGTAGCAGCTTATGGTTCTTATGGTTTATCTAACTTAGGTTATGGTGGATCTCCAACTTCAGAAGCCGGAAATGATATTGATGCTGGTTATAAAGCAGGGGGACAAAAGACTCGTTTTAAGAATGCACCCACTAGTAGTTATACAAATCCCTATATAGCTGCTTATGCACCTTCTATCGTGGTTACTCGTGGAGAATTTACAGGTACGGAGTTATTTTTACCATATTACACCTCAACCCGTGCCAATAACATGGCAGTAATTGCATGGAGTTATAACCCATCTACTGAAAATCTCAGTAAAACCGAGCAAATCGTTTATACAAGTAAGAACAATGTTGTTTATACAACTGATAACAGCGCGACCAGCGGCAAGTTGGTTACTGTTGAGACTTCTGGCGAACTTCGCTCCAAGGGGTTTACTGTTGATTCGAACGGGGTTTACAAGGCAGCTTCACCGATTGCAAGACTATTTGCTGATTCACTTGAACTCAATGAAGATGCCTCAAAACAGCCGATTAACTTTGAAAAGTTAGGTACAGGTGACTACCTGATAAAAGGTTCTCTCGGATTTGCTAAAGAAGGCTGGTACATTGAAATGCCTAAAGATGCAAACGGTAATGTTCTTGTTGCTGTGTCTTATGAGCAGCATGAAGATGGGGATATTGCAGTAAAAACCTACAAGAAAAAATTTGATATCGAAACAGCCTCAATTATTCCTGATTTCGATAATCCTGTAGATATTCCAGAAACTCGCTGGATTGATATTCGATTGCATGAAGAACTCGAACCAGAGCCTGAAGAACCGTTGAGTGAAACACCATTGGAGTTCCAGCCTACTAACTTATCTCAGGCAGTAGCTGCAGCCATGATTGGTGTGGAACCGCCAGAAATCTCCGACACAGATGCAACATCTTAAAAACCCGCAAATTTAGCGGGTTTTTTTACGCCCATTTTTTATAACTTCCCGCTGATGAAGCGGGTTTTTTATGCCTAAATTTTGGAGAACCATAAATGAGTTCAGGCGCAAAAATTCGATTATATGCTTGTGAGGAAGCAGTTTTAGGAACTACTCCGGCAAATCCAGTCTGGTACACTGTTCGCCGTGTTACTGATAGTTTGACTGAAAACGTTACTACTGAAGATAGCAGTGAAGTAGTTGATTCACGTTTTCGCCAAGGTGCTGTTGTAACGGAAGCCGAAGTAACTGGTCAACTAGAGTTTGAATTATCACTAGGTACCTTTGACTTATTCTTAAATGTTCTCGCTTTCAATAACTGGGCTGCAAATGCTTTAAGTTTTGGTGGTGGAGTACGTAAGTCTCTTACCTTGGTAAAAGTCTTTAAAGATATTGGTCAAGTCTTTATTTATCGTGGTATTCAAGTGAATACAGGTGAAATGACGATCCAGACCACAGGCAAAATCACTGGTAACTTTGGTTTAGTAGGTAGCTCATTTACGCGACAGCAGGTTAATCCTGTTACAAATCCTATTCCAGCATCGACTCGCCCTCTGGTGAGTATGCCAAACGTTGAAAAGCTACTTATTAATGGTCAGTCAATTCAAGGGAAAGCTTGTCTGCAGACACTTACCATCAACTTTAGTAATAATTTAGAAGCGATCCGTTGTATCGGTTCAGGTAAGTACACGCCTGAGTTCTACTTAGAGAAAATGATGGATATTGGCGTAAATGCTAATTTCATGTTTTCAGCAACATCTGCCGCATGGATTGATGCCATTAAGACCCGTGATGTATTTACATTGACCTTTGATATTACAGACACAAAAGGCAGTAAGTACTCGTTTAATTTCCCGCAACTTGAAGTTAAGGAAGCTAATCACCCGGATGGCGGCGGTGATGACATCATTACAATAGATATCAATTTTGCCCAAGTGCGTACCAGTCCAACGATTGTACGTGCTCTTGTGTAATCAACTTATTCAGTAACAAAGCCTATGGAAACCCATGGGCTTTTTTATTTCTAAAAATTAGAGGTTGTTATGGCTTTAAAAGTCGGAATTATTAAAAGCTCGGACGTATCAAAATGGTGTGAATACAAGGGGGCTGATGGCGAGGTACAGGCAGAATTCAAAGTCCGTGGTATTGCCTATAAACCTTTTCAGGTAGCTATTGAACGAGCAGGAAACCAGATTTCATCCAAAGGCTATGATGTGATGGTCAAAGATGAAAATGCCAAGCTTTACCATGAACTT